ACATTATGCAGGTGTTTCAAAATTTGAGACAGTTACAGGTGGAGCTACGATCACAGGAGTTTGTACGGCAACTTCTTTTGCAGGGGATGGCAGTAGTTTATCTGGTATTAATACAGACTTAGTATCTGACACCTCACCACAGCTAGGCGGTGACTTAGACACTAATAGCTTCCATATAAACTTAGACGATGATCATGCTGTAAGATTTGGTAATTCTAATGACTTACAAATTTATCATAATAATTCTGCTAACACTAATGAATTTACATCTCCTTTAAGTACTAACTTCAGAGGAAAGAATTTATATTTCTATACAAATCATAATAATAGTTCTGAGTCTGCAATTATGGCATACGCCAATGCACAGGTAGAGTTATATCACGACAACAATCTTAAATTTGCCACACAAAGTTACGGAATAAATCTTCAAGATCAAGGAATTCAAGATTGCTATGGTATAAACTCTGGTGGCAATCAGTTTAGAATGATAGTCCCTACTGGTACGTCAGGTGGATTTAGAGTATTAATACATCATGCAGATGGTAGCTTTGCATTTAATGATAGTATTGCTAATTTTTATAGCAATTATATTGAATTTAAAAAAGATGCTACTGCAAGAGATCTAGACCCTGAAGCAAACAACACTTATGATTTAGGTAACAGTAGTTATCGTTGGAGAAACATCTACACTAATGACCTTAACTTATCTAACGAAGGTTCATCTAATGACGTTGACGGAACTTGGGGAAGTTATACTATACAAGAAGGAGCAGAGGATCTTTTCTTAGTGAACAAACGATCTGGTAAAAAATATAAATTCAACCTAACGGAGGTTTCATAATGGCTATTAATTATGACAACGGTATAACAGATAGTGCAGGGGGTTTTACTCATCCCGACCAACTAAAAGGTGCTGGACTTTCTTCTGGTGTGTATAAATTTAATACACCTGATGGCGGTGTACAGGATGGATATTTTTTAAACTGTACTGGTACAAGTCAAGGTGGAGATCAAGGTTGGGTTTTAGTTGCTAGATGGCCTGCACCTTTAAATGGTAGTGCAAGTTTAAAAGCAAACTTAAATTCTGTAAGAGGCATGGCTGATGTTTCTAGATCTGGAACAGCTAGATGGTCTGCTGATTGGGGTAGTTTGCAGATAAAAGAATTTAGAATAATAACTTACAGTTCAAGTGATGGGAGCAATATTCTAGGAACTAGAGGTTGTGATTGGATTTATCGAATTGAAGGGCCGGGTATGTACAATGGTGAAAAGTCATGTGATACCAGATTATATAACTGGATTAGTAATAACTCGCATGATGACCCAGGCATTGACGCTACAGTAGCTATGGAAAACAGGGCTGTATCTGGTGGTAAAGCTGGTTTTCATATTTATGGTGCAAGAGATGGATTTGGAAACTGGACTAATGCTAATTTAAAAGAGATAAGGCAAGCTGACTATGATGATGCCAGAAGTAGGATTAAACGCACTGGTTTCATGGTTCCCACTTCAAATATGTGGTGTATGTATTCTCAAGAAAATGGTACGGAAGAACCTAAAGATGCTAAATGGACTGTAAGTAGTACTGATACTGATTGTGGACAAGACGTAGACCAAGATGGAAAAGTTGGGTATGATGATGCTCAATTTGGTCATTACTATAATCCGGGGACAAATCGTTCTGATAGTGATAATACTATTAGTTTTGCTATAAATGATTTTTGCTGTACCGCTTGGATTAGATAATGGAAATAAAAATTAAACCACAATGCAATATAGGTGATGCGATTCGTGCTTTAGTACCTAATTACGATGAATTAGATCCAACTGCTAGTTGGAGTTATAATGCAATAACAAATGACTATGACACTTTAACTTGGACAAGTACTGTTATTACAAAACCAACAAAAACAGAAATTGAAACTAAGTTGGCCGAGTTAAATCTAGAGAATAAAAAGAACATAATAAGAAATAACCGTAATAAGTTATTAGCAGAAACAGATTGGATGGCTAATTCTGACGTTACCATGTCGGATAATTGGAAAACTTATAGACAAGCATTACGAGACTTGCCATCTTCTACATCTGATGTTGATAATCCTGTCTATCCAACACCGCCATCTTAATGATTAGGTGTGTTATTGATGATGCTTTACCAGCAGAAGAATATAAGACATTAGAATATATAGTTCATGGAAGTGAACTTGATTGGAAATTACATAATGGTACGGTTGGTAATCCAACAAATTCTGGAGATTGGCGATTTACTCATATTGTTTATCATCAAAGAGCAGAGCTAAATACAAAATATAAATTTAATTTTATGCCTATATTTAATTATTTAAAGATAGCTTCATTAATATCTTGCAAGTTAAATTGTGATGTTTATACAGTCAAACCAGAACAACGACCTTGGCATACAGATCAAGGTTTTCATACTGATTGTACATTTACGTCAATTTTTTATTTTAATGAATGTAATGGCAGAACTATATTTAAAGATGGATTTAGTGTTGAATCAAAGCGAAATAGAATGTTGATTTTTAATTCTGAATTAGAACACGCTGGAGTTACACAAACTAATGCCCCTAGAAGATATGTATTAAACACAAATTTTATTGCAGATCCTAATAACTACCAAACATCCAGTTAAGGGGTTGTAAGTCAATATTTTCTTGTGGAAATCTAAGCCAGCCAGTTGCTATATATTTTGTTTTAGTCTTACTTATTATTCCACGATGGCAATGTGTCCAGTAAGAAGGCCAAACAACTAATCTTCCTTCTTTTGCTTCTAAGGATAAATCATAATTATCAAAATATGTACCGCCATCATCTACATCGTTTAAATAAAACATCCAAGCTCCTATTCGTAATGATGCTCTTTGGTTCATTACTTCACAATGTACTTTTTTAAAACCTTGATTTGGATAATATTTTTGTAAGTTATATCTTTCATGTAACCTCCAGTTAGATATTAACTCTATTTGTGGGTGTGTTTGTTTGTATTTATCTAAAAATTTAAACAAACTATTAATAATAATTTTATTGATTTTTTTGTATGTATCCATATGTTTTGGGTCTAGATGATGTGGTCTTTTATTGTCAATATCCATTGGAATATCCCATGATTCTTTATCTTCTTTGTAAACTACAGCCCCTTTACCTCTGTTTACTGCTCCTTCAATTAACACCCCATCTTTATTCATAAAATCTATAACATACTTACATTGTTCAGTTGTTAGTGCATTATCATAGATTTCAATAAAATTTTTCATAGGTTGTTATAGTCATATAATACTAGTATGATACTAGTATTACACTCTATAACTTGATGTTAGACCCTAAACAAAAACTTGCTGCTCTTCAATCAGAATTACAACAGATAGCAAAAAACTATAACGAAGCCAAAGAAGTTATGAGTAATTGTGAACGTAAAATATTACAAATACAAGGTGGTATCGCAGCTTGTGAAGAACTTATAAAAGAAGAACCAGCTACCGAGTCTTAACAGGGATATTTCTGTCAATAATGCCATACATGACATAAAGCGGTGCTAATCCTATAATTAAAAAAAGCACCATAAATGTTATTGGTACGGTTGCTTTAATTAATGCTTCTTTAATCATGAGAAAAATTCTTGACGGTTTAACTATTTTAACTGCGATTCTTACTTTGGGAATTATAGGCACAGGTTTCTTTACATATAGAACCGTTACCTCACAAAAATTTCAACAGAAATTATTAGATAAAGTTCTTGGGAGCGTTGGCGATATGATGCCTAAAGTTCTTGATAAAAATCTTCCATCAATGACAGGGCCATCATTACCAACAACTAAACTTCCTAAGTTTTAATGAACTGTTGGCATTGTAAAACAGAATTAATCTGGGGTGCTGATGCCGATATAGATCAAGATTTTCAGCCTGTTCTTGCAGAAGAATATTCAATGGTTACAAATTTATCTTGTCCTAAATGTCATTCTTATGTAGAAGTTTATAAGCCTAAATATGCCTACGATTAATACAATTCCAATTACAGCAATACCTCGCATTCCTGTAATAAACATACCTGTAGAACAATCTTTACCAAACACACAACATATAACAAAAATATTACCACCAGCATTAACAATGCCATGCGTAACGATTAGAAATGATGGTACAAAAAATAGTAAGTTATTTGTAAATGATACAAATGGTAATAGATTAGTTTGTCCTCTTCCATCTTATGTACCTTTGCAATATGACCAGAAAAAGATATTACTTGTAGAGGATGCAAAAACTCCAACAAATACAGAGCCTACTGATACTGATATAGAACAACCAGAAGTTCCAAAATTACCTCCAGAAAACCCACCTTGTCCTGATCCAAAAAAAAATAATCCTAGAATTGGTGATCTAAATGCAAAAGGTACTGAAAAAGTTGTTGGGTTTAAATATGTAAAAGAAACTAAAGAATGTGTTGTGCAGTATGAGCCAACAACAGCAGTAGAAAAATATCTTCCAAGTATTAATACAGTATCAACAACATTTGCAATAACAATTGTGGCAACAACTGCTGCAACCTTAACGCCAATCTTAAATAGAATACTTAAACCTCTCACCAAACAAGTCGTTACTAAAATTAAAAAAGCTATTGGAAAAAAAGGAACAAAATTTTCTGGGAAGAAACCATTTAAGAGTAAAATTAATTAGAATAAAAAAACCTTATTTATCTTGGCGAAGAATAGGGTGTCTAGGTAGACAAGTCTTACCGTACTTGTCTGCCGCTAAAAATTACATTTTTAGAAGGTACAAATATAAGCAAGCTTTTTTACAAGCCCCTTACAGGTCAATCTGAAGGGTCTTTTTTTATGATTTTATGAGTATGAGATACATTTTCTATCATTTCTACATCTTCGCATAATTTTGCCATTGGAGTACCTTCTTTAAAGCGAATTCCATTTCTAAAATTATCTACACAAGTTTTTGCTCGGCTCATCTCAAAATTTAAACGCTTTGCTGCTAATGATGCATCATATAATTCGTTTTGTTTTTTCATTGCCTTTCGACATTGTCTTATAGGTTCTCGATCTAATGGAATACTAAAAGTAGCTGTAATGCCTCCATTAATAGATACATTAGATTTTTTCATGCCTGTACGCACTTGCTCAAAATATAAGATCTCTCCTCTATGTCCAGCATCAACATCACCATCACCAATAGGTTGTTGCTCGTCATCAAAATCACCCTCTATATCTTTTCGACTATATATAGGTCTATCAAAATGCGTTTCATATGGAGTGGCAAATCCATAAGTTGTAGAGACAAACGGAGAAATATTTAAGGTAGCACCTTGACATTGAATAGTATTCATTTGATAACTAAAATTTCTTGAAGGTACTACTTGTACAGCCTGGTTTACAACACTTCCGGATGAATTACTTGTCGTATTTACAGAATTAGCTAAAACAGGATTATTGAGTAAAAGAAGTAAACATAAATATTTCTTCATTGACTAAATGTACTGGTTGTATCTGTAACATTTTCTATTTGAGTAGTTCTCATTATATGGGTGTAATTCGTAATACCTGGCGTTTCTAGCGTTTCGTAATATTGAAAGCTTTCTCCTTCGTTGACAATGCTAAAAGTAGGCTTGTTATCTAAATTAGGTGATACATAAGTAGTACCTGTTCCTTGTATTGTTGTATTGAATTTTGTCCATCCATCAGGAGCTACATTACCTGTTGAGCTTTTTACATTCTCCCCTCCAACAGTTAGCTGGTATCCGTTGTTTATGTCAAAACTTTTTATATCTTCAACGACAGTACTTTTGGTTTCACTACGCTGAGTTAAAACTCCCTGATTAAAATTAGGAATTACACTTTGACCATATACAGGAACGCTAAAAAAACTTAGCAGAATTATAAACCTATACATAGCT